AGTTTCTTCATGTACAAAGTTAGTTACAGCTTTAGCACCAGCTACATCTGAATCAACTTCATAACCATCAGCATCTTCATAGTGATGAACACCATTTCTATTATCAGGGTATTTCTTATCAATAAACTTCTGCAAGTCAAAGTATGGTAGAGGCCAATCGTAATATGGATTGGTCATATAGTTTGCATACATGATTACCCAATGTAATGTAGAGTCATCATAGAATTGATGTGCCATAGTATCTGCTCTATCACCATCATTGATAAAGTATTGTTCAAAGAACGCAGAGTTGACAACATTCAGTTTCTTTCTTATTCTAACAAGAACATTTGTAATTGCTTGAACACGCCTATTGTTCTTTTCACCACGAACATCATAACCTATTGTTGGAAAATATTCAAAGTATGCCATTAGAATCTCCCCTCATAACCAGCAAACCTACCATTTTTAGTATTACCAGAAACATCCTCTCCTGTAACAATTTCTGTTTCTTGAAATGTCATCTGTAATGTTATATCAGTTGGAGCTCCACCTTCAAATGATTTCCATCCTTGAGCAGTAAAATTTGTATTAATTGCTGTGCATATACAGAATTTTATTTCTGGTAGATACTCATTTGTGACATAAGAATTATTATCATCAATTGTTAAAAACTCAATTCTAAATTCTTTAGGATACTTGAAAATTGCACCAGAACCATCTTTAAATGTTGGTTTTGAATATGACCTAAAGGCATTAATAATATTTCTTATAACAAGAACATCGGTTTGACTTCTTGCTCTAAAGTTAAAAGAAAAATCAAATGGACGAAAACCTACACCTTGAAATGTTTGTTCTTTAAAAGGATTTGTTTTTACACCAAACGTAGATTCTATTCCTGACTGTAATCCAGAACCACCAAGTACTGCACCAACAACTGTACCAGCAATACCACTAATGCCGGGAATTAAAGAAGCAGCCAAACCAGCTGCACCACCAAGAGCTGCACCACCACCAGTAAGTATACCATAATCTATTGACCCTTCATCAAAACCAAGAGCTCCTGATTTCAATCCACCAACAACACCGAGGTCAGTTCCTTGCCAATCAATTCCCTCTGCAAAGTTAACCGACTCTGGCATTGCAAGATATATACTTTGCAAATGTCTCTCTAAAGTTTTTTCTAATTTTTGTTCTTCCCTTGCTTTGGTAAATTCATCTTGAGTACTTTTTAAAAGTGCTTTTCCTATATTTTTTTGGATTCCAATTGACCTCCTAGCATTAAAGTTTCTATCCAGAAACCCATCCTGACGTGCCTGAATCGCATCATATTTTTCTAAACCTGCTTGTGTTGAAATATCAACCTGAGCAAGTTCCTCAGATAATTCGTCTATTTTATCTCTTGTAAGAACTCTTTCACTCTCTGCTTCTAGGTAAGCACCACCAGTTGAAAAAGCATTTTTTACATTAAGTTTTATTTGTTTATAATCAACTCCATGTCTTTCATAAACACTAAACTTAATTGCCTCAGGGTAAAATTCCTTTTGCATATCGCGGGGAAAAATTAATGTAGAATTTGAGTTGGTTTTTAACTCTTCACCTCTATTCACATTTGTATCAAATTTATTAACATTTGTTATATGCTTAAATGAATTTGCCATTATAGCCTCCGCCTTGCTTTTAATTTAGTTTCTTGAAACACACTTGAAATTGTTTTCATACCACCCTGTGATGTAACAAATTGTCTTGATGATATACGAAATTCTGTTGCAACAGCTTTCCAATCTTCAGGAAGTATTCTAAGTATTTTTGATCTTATATTCTGCATTTTATACCTATGTATTGTCGCTTTTGCGAAACGAAATCTTTTTGATTTATATACTAATTGTCTAAATGCTCTAACCCGTAACCTTGAATCTTCACCAAGTTCTTCTTCATTATAATCTATTATATCTTCATCCTCAAAGAAAGGTTGCATCCTTTCTAATAGAACTAATCTATTTAATATTCTCATGTAATGAAAGTTGAATCCCTCAAGTAATCTTCCCTTTTTTCTCAAAAGAAAAACAAGAGGAAATCTGTCATAATATGGAACACTAGGTTCAGCTTCATATTTAAAATAATACAGTTGGCCGGGGAACATAAATGTTACCCTTTCACCTTCTGTTATATATAGTTTTTGTTTTTTAGTTGCCATTGTATGTATTTATAAGAGATTTACTTGATACCTAATTCTTTTTCTGTAATAACTACAAATTCCCAATCACGTTTTTCAGCATATTTCTTTGCAGCTTTCCACTTTGCCTGATTCATTACATAGGTCTTGATCTTGTTCTTATATGTAACAGTCTGCCTTTTAGGCTTCTTAGGGGGGAAACATTGATTATAGGGTTTAATCTCTATAATATACTTCTTAGGCCGTCCTGATCGGGTCATCACCTTGACATAGAAATCCACAAAATACCGTCTGGTACGCTTGTCTATTGGGTGATAATAAGGTACAACTATGGTTTCTGAGCCCCATTCAATGACGTTAGGATTACCATCTAAATACTTCATGTATCGGAGCTCCCAACGTGACCTATGTTCACATTCATGGAGATTGCCCACATATTTCTCTTTATTTCTTACCTTATATTTTCCAACTTTAGGGTATTTTTTCATAAATCTCTTATAAATACATTATACGGTTCAAAGTATTTATAACAGGAGTAAAACAATGGCGGGTCAATTTTTAGACGATTTTAAAAGTAGAATGACATCATTTGCTAGGCCAAATCTTTTTGAAGTAGAAATATCCAACCCTAGAATAAAAGTTATAGAGGAAATTAGAAGAAGATTAACCTTTGCGTGTTTCTCTGCACAAATCCCCGGCATGACTACCATGACAACCGAAAAGGATGAGGGTTATCGTTCTATAGCATATCAAAAAGCATATGAGGATGTTTCTCTTGGTTTCTATGTTAATGGGGATATGAAAGAACTAAAAGTATTCCAAAATTGGATGAAACTTATGATTGATCCTAAAACTAATCATGTAGGATTTTATGATGATTATAAAGCAATAGTAACAATCAAAAATTTAAATCAACAGCAGGATGTAACTTTAACTACTACATTACATGATGCATATCCAAAATCATTATCAGCTGTAGGATTAGACTATGGAACTAATGACGATATTATGAAAATTGATGTTACTTTTACATATCGACACTATACACAAACATTTGGTGAACTCCAAGAACCAGTAGGTAGAGGAAACTTTACTGAAACAAGTGCTGAAGATATACCTAATCCATTATCAGCTATAAATACATTAAAAGATAAAACAGGAAATTTAGTTACAAAAAATGCACAAGGATTTTTTGTTCCAGCAGAAAATAGAATTAATCAGTAAATAATAACAATATCATTTTATATTAAGGAGTCAATGAAATGGGATTACCAAGAATTGCAGTACCAGAGTATAGTTTAACATTACCATCATCAGGAAAAGAATTAAAGTACAGACCTTTCTTAGTTAAAGAAGAAAAGATTTTGCTTCTTGCTATGGAAAGTGAAGACTCAAAAGAAATTATCACAGCTACTAAAAATGTTATTAAAAATTGTGTCTTCGGTGAAATAGATGTTGATGCACTTCCAACATTTGATATTGAGTATATCTTTCTTTGGTTAAGAGGAAGAGCTAAAGGTGAGAAGGTTGAATTAAATTATAAGTGTCCTAAGTGTGAAGGACAGATACCTTTATCATTTAACATTGAAGATGTTAAAGTTGTTATAGCTGATGGTCACGATAAGAAAATTGAACTGACTAATGAATTGGGTGTTATGATGAAATACCCTACAATGACATTACAGGCAGAGATAGAAAAAATGGCTGACTTGTCACAAGTAGAACAAATGTTTAAAACAATACGGTTGTGTATGGATTATATCTATGATGCTGAAAAGATGTATGCAAGTAAAGACCATACCGAACAAGAGATGGTTGACTTTCTTGAATCATTAACGGATGACCAGTTTCAAAAGATTTCTAAGTTCTTTGAAACGTCACCTAAACTTAAACATGAAGTAAAACTTGATTGTAAAAACCCTACTAAAGAATCTAAGGGTAAGAAGAAATCAGTTTGTGGCTATTCAGAGGATTTGACTCTGGAGGGTCTACAATCTTTTTTCGAGTAATCCTCTGCAATGAGTCATTATCTAATATGATGAATACTAACTTTTCCATGATGCAACATCACCAGTATTCATTAACTGAATTAGATAATATGATTCCGTGGGAGAGAGAAGTATATGTTGCTCTCCTAATGAATCACATTTCAGAGGAAAATGCAAGAATCAAACAACAAAACAAGGGATAATAAAATGGCTGCAGAACAAATGGCATTACAGTTTGGACAGATTCAACAGAAAAATAATATGGAACTAGTTAAAAACTTAACTGCCGGTTTAGGTAAAAAGTTGAATACTGGTTTTTCTTCTGTGGTGGGCTCTGTTAAAAAAATGACCAAGACTGCAGCCGGAAACCTTGAAGATAAACTTGAAGCAAGGAAGGCAGAGAAAGTAAAATCTGACCGTCAAATCAAATGGGAAGCAAGACAAGAAAAGTTTTTTGGTTTTATGAAAACCAAATGGTCTAGTGTCGCAGAAAATAAAAAGGTTAAATCTTTTGGTGGTTTTCTAAAGAAGATTCTAATTGGACTAGCTCTCTTTGCTTTACCTAAAGATTTTTGGGTAGGAATTGGTAATGCCCTTAAAGCATTAGGAAAATGGATAGTAGAAATTGATTGGATAGAAGTATTTAACACTATAAAAGAAACTGTTATATCTATAAAAGAAGGTATAACTAAAGTAATTGAGGGTATTTTCGGTGCGTATGACAAGGATAAAGACGGCAAAGATATTGGTAATAGAAAAGGCGGACTACTAGGAGAGGGTGGAAGTTTATCTGATGTTATGAGTTTCTTTGGAATGGATGGAGATGCGGTTGCTGCTACTGTAACTAAATTTGTTGCTGGTATTGGAGCTGCAACTGCTCTTTTAGCAATTATGTTTCCCGTCACAACGGCGAAGATACTAGGTAAATCAATTAAAAGATTGGCTGGTGGTGTTAAAGCAGTAGGTAGTAAAGGTTTAAATATGTTAGCAGGTGGTGCTGAAGCAAAATTTGATCGGGCTGGTGGTGCAGATGCTTACATGACTGACAAACAAAAACAAATGTCACAAAGTCGTTTTGATAATTCTCAAAAGACGGGGCCAAGAGCTGGCAAATCAACTGGTAAAACACCTAAAGGTTGGTTCTCAAAGTTAATGGGTAAGTTTGGTAAGGCTGGTAAGTTTTTAAAGAACGTAGGAATGAAAGCAATAACTGGTCTATTGAGTATGGGCCCAGTTGGTTGGGGTATTGTTGCAGCAATAGCAGCTGGTGGATTGATTTGGTATTTTTGGGATGACATAACTAAAG